AAAGCAAATACTGTCGCAAATACTGCACAGGCTGCATTTGATAAAGCAAATACCGATGTAACTAATGTAAATGTAACAAACGGTACATATGGCAATTCAACTTACACTCCAATTGTTACTGTTGCGGCTAATGGCCGTGTAACAAATATAACTACCGTAGAGACTTCTGGAAGTAGTGGAGGAACAACAAATTTTGGTGATTATTTTCCACAAAATACTGATTGGGGATATTATGATGATGTATTATATTCAGCTTTTGGTGAATCTCTATTAATAAAATACGATTGTAGAATTGATCCAATTACCCCCTCTGGTTATACTTTAACTAAAGATTTTGGTTATATAACATAGCATAAATAAAAAAAATTCAAGGATTTATAAATGGCAACGCAAATACAATGGAGAAGAGGTAATACTGCACAAACATCTGTTTTTACAGGCGTTTTAGCAGAAATTACGGTAGACACAGATAAAAAAACACTAATAGTTCACGATGGTGCAACTGTTGGTGGTATACCTTTAGCAAAAGAAAGTTACACACAATCTGCATTTGATAAAGCCAACACTACTAATATTTTAACACAAGGTGCCTTTGACAAAGCAAACAATGAAGCTGGTGTCAATCTAACACAGAATACAAATATAACTTCTGCTACTACAATTGCAACTGGCGCTTTTGATAAAGCTAATTCTGCCAATGTTTTAGCACAAGATGCTTACAATCAGGCAAATACAGGAACAACATTAGCGCAAGGTGCTTTTAATAAGGCCAATTCTGCCAATGTTTTAGCTCAAGCTTCATATGATAGTTCTAATACAAAATTTAGTTCATCTGGTGGAACAATATCTGGTGATGTTACTGTTTCAGGTAATTTAACTGTTGTTGGCCAACAAGTATATGCAAATACTGAAACAGTATTAATTAAAGATAATATAGTTACACTTAATGCAGCTATCAATCAAGCATCTGCACCAAGTGTTGATGCAGGATTAGAAGTTGATCGTGGTTCTTCATCAAATGTATTTTTGATTTGGAATGAAACAGCAGATAAATGGCAATTTACAAATGATGGAACAAACTATTTTAGTATTGCAGATGAAGGTAGGTTAAATTCTGTTTTTGATCTTGCCAATGGAACAGCTGGAGTTGCAAATACAGACGGAACTAATATTTCTGCTATTGCCGGTGTTTATGGAAACTCAACATTTGTTCCTTCTGTAACTCTAACTGCAAATGGCCGTGTTTCTGCAATAACAAATACTGCAATTGCATTTCCAGTTACTTCTGTTGTTGGTGTTACTGGCGCAATTTCAAATACTGATGTGTTAAATGGTATTATTTCTGTTGATGGTGCTGGGTCAAATCTTGATGCAGATTTATTAGATGGCCTTCAAGGGGCTTCTTATGCCAACTCAAATTTCTCCCAAGCCTCTTTTGACAAGGCAAATGGCGCAGTACAAAGTGGTTTTGTTACTATTGCCGCAAATTCAATAAATGTTGTAGCAGACTCAAATAATGACACTCTTACATTAACATCAGCAAATGGTGTTGGAATTTATGCAGTTGCATCATCAGACACAATTACAATCAATTTAACACCTACAGGAATTACAAGTGGAATTTATGGTGGTTCTGCTAACAATGTACTGTTAACAATAGATCAATATGGCAGAGTTACTGCTGCATCAAATATCGCATCTTCTGGTGGTGGTAGTAGCGGCGGTACTACAGACTTTGCATTTTACATGGGTGCCATGGCACTTTCGAATGGATAATAATGGCTAAACCAGTTACAAGACAACAATTTAAAACTTATTGCCTACGCAGATTAGGTTTTCCTGTCATTGATATTAATGTCGATGATGATCAAGTAGAAGATCGTATTGATGATGCACTTCAATTTTTTGAAGATTATCATTATGATGGTACAGAAAAACTGTACATGAAACATAAAATTACACAACAAGATATTGATCGTAGATGGATTTATTGTCCTGATGCTGTTATATTTGTAACTGGTGTATTGCCGTTTGATGATTCTAATGCATCAATTAATATGTTTGATTTGCGTTATCAATTGCGCTTGCATGATCTCTATGACTTTACATCAGTATCTTATGTGTCGTATGAAATTACAATGCAACACATTCGTACATTAAATTTATTATTTTCTGGCACACCACAGTTTCGTTTCAATCGCAAACAAAATAAAGTCTTTTTAGATATAGATTGGTCAAGAGATTTAGCCGTAGGCGAATATGTAATTATTGAATGTTACCGCTCAATGAGGCCAGACACAGTTGTTATCACAGGAACAGTTACAACAAATACCACATCAAATACTGTTATTGGTACAAATACAACTTTTGATCAAGATTTGGTTGAAAATGATATGATTGTCATTAGTGGGCAAGCGCTTCAAGTAAATGAAATCAAATCACCAACAGAAATTACTTTGATGAATCCAGTTTCTGTTGATGTAACTGGTGGTCAAATAGAAATTACAGGTAATGCAGATGTTTGGAATGATCGTTGGTTAAAAAAATATGCAACAGCACTTATCAAATATCAATGGGGTTCAAATCTAAGTAAATTTGCTGGAATTCAAATGCCTGGTGGAGTAACTCTTGATGGGCCTAGAATAATGGAAGAGGCAAAAGCAGAATTAGATAAGATTGAAGAAGATATGTATAATATGACAAGTTTACCAAGCGAAATATTTACGGGTTAAAATGAATGGCGACCAGTCAATATTTCAATCCATTTCCTGCAGGACAGATAACTTCTGAGCAGTTACTTGTAGAAGATCTTGTTATTGAATCCATGAAGATTTATGGCATGGATATTTTTTATCTACCAAGAAGTTCCCGTGATCAAGTAGATTTTTTATTTGGTGAAGATACACTTAAACAATATGTATCTGCATATCCTATTGAAATGTATTTAGAAAATCTTTCTGGTATGGATGGTGAAGGTGATTTTATTTCTAAATTTGGTTTAGAAATTCGTGATGAAGTTCAACTTCTTGTTTCTCGCCGAAGATTTGCCGCAACAGTTCCTCAATTAAGACCAAACGAAGGCGATTTAATTTATATACCTTTAGTTAAAAACTTCTTTGAAATTACTTTTGTAGAACATGAAAATGATCAGGCAATGTTCTATACATTAGGCCGTGGTCGTGGTGGTAATGTTTATGTGTACGCATTAAAACTTAAACAATTTGTATTTTCAAATGAAATTATTGAAGTTGGTATTTCAGAAATTGATGATCAAATTCGTAACTATTATCCAAAGACACGAATTACACTTACTTCAGGTTCTGGTAAATTTGTAGCAGATGAAATAGTTTACCAAAGTGCAAACACATTAGCAAATGCAACAGCTCAAGCAATAGTTCACACAAACGCAGCCAATGCATACTTAGATGTAATTCGTGTCCAAGGTACATTTGCATCAGGCAATGTAAAAGGAAATACAAGTGGATCACAATGGATTATTAATACAATTTCCGATAGTACTCCTTTGAATGATGCATTTGAAGATATTATAGATAATACTCGTATACAAACAGAAGCGGCAAATATTCTTGACTTTACAGAAACAAATCCATTTGGAGAAGCATAGTGTTAAATAATGTGCCGTTTTATAATCGTACTATTCGAAAAGTTGTTGTTGCTTTTGGAACAATTTTTAATGAAGTTTATTTACAAAGATATAATCTTGATGGTACAGTAAAAAAAGAAATTTTTAAAGTACCACTTTCTTATGGTTCAAAAGAAAAATATCTTACTCGCATAACTTCTGATCCAACTTTAACTAAATCTATAGCTACAGTTGTTCCTAGAATGTCATTTGAAATGACAGGTCTTTCTTATGATACTTCTCGAAAACAAACAACACTCACAAGAAATTTTTCGTTAGATAGTGCCGGAAAATTAAATACGCAATTTGCTCCAATTCCTTATGATTTTACATTTTCTCTTTCAATATTTGTAAGAAACACAGAAGATGGCACACAAATACTAGAACAAATATTGCCTTTTTTTAGACCAGATTATACTGTAACTGTTGATTTTATACCGAGTATGGACCAAAAGTATGATTTGCCAATCATATTGAATTCTGTTTCTACTTCAATTGATTATGAAGGAGATATGTTATCAACAAGATTAATTATTTGGGATTTAGAGTTTACAGTTAAGGGATATATTTGGCCAGCAGTTAAACAACCAAATGGTTTAATTGGTGCGTATAGTTCTGTTTCTGGTCGTTACGGTCAAGCAAACACTAATATATACATTGATACTTCAAATCGTGATGCACAACAAGTAACTGTTGATTATGCAAATGGAAACAATTACTTTTTAACTGGCGAAACAATTCGTGTAGATAGAGCAAATGATAATGAGATTACGGGTAAAGTTATTTACTTTAGTAACTCTAATAATGGAATTTTAATTGTTGGAGATCTCACACAATTATTAAAGGCAAATGATATTGTTATTGGTGACTATACCAATGCAACATATAATGTATCATCAGTTACCATATCTCCAGTTAAAGCAGTTGCTATTGTAACAAAATCAGATCCAGAAACATCTAATGTAGATGATGAATTTGGTTTTGCAGAAACAATTACAGAATGGCCTAACACATTATGAAAAATTTGAATGAAAAGTTATCACAGGCATTAGATGTTGAACCAATCGAGATAAAAGAAACTGCCACAGAACTTGTAGAGGCATCTAATTCTATAGAAAATGATGCAGAATATGCTAGAAACAACATTAAGGTGCTCATACAGAAAGGTAGTGATGCCGCAGATCATATTGTTGAGATTGCAAAACAATCTGAACACCCTAGAGCATTTGAAGTTGCCGCAAATCTTCTCAAAAATCTTGCGGATATGAATAAAGATTTACTTGAAATACAAAAACGAAAACAAGATCTAAATCAAAAAATTACAAATAACACTCAAAATGTAAATATAGATAAAGCTGTTTTTGTAGGTTCAACCGCTGAATTAATTAAACAATTAAGGGAAAATAAATAAACCATGGAAACATTACAAGAAATAATGAAAAAAGTCCTTGCAGATACATTTGCTTTGTATTTGAAGGCACATAACTATCATTGGAACATAGAGGGAATAAACTTTTCAGAGTATCATGCTTTTTTTGGTAATCTCTATGAAGAATTGCACGGTGCGGTAGATCCAATTGCTGAAGAAATTCGTGCTTTAGATACTTATGCACCAGGTTCTTTTAGGCGTTATATGGAAATTACAGAAATTGAAGATGAGCTAAATGTGCCGCCAGGAGTTGAAATGGTTAGACGACTAATGAATGATAATATGAAAGTTATTGCTACACTTAACATGGCATTTAAACTTGCCAATCAGTTAGATAAACAAGGTCTTGCTGACTTTTTAGCAGGCCGAATTGATATTCATAATAAACATCAATGGATGCTTCGTAGCATCACAAAATAAATGAATGATGGTTATTTGGGAAATTCCAATCTAAAAAAGGTTGGGGTTGAATTATCTTTTACTGAAGAGCAATTAAGAGAAATCATCAAATGTACTGATGATCCTGTTTATTTCATTAAAAATTATGTGAAGATTGTCAATGTGGATAAAGGTCTAGTGCCTTTTGATATGTGGTCATTTCAAGAAGAAATGGTTCGTGACTTTCATGCTAATCGTTTTTCTATATGTAAAATGCCTCGTCAGGTTGGTAAAACTACCACAACAGTTGGTTATATGTTGTGGTGCGTTTTATTTCAAGATGATTACACAATTGGTATTCTTGCAAACAAGGGCCAACTTGCTCAAGAGATTCTTTCTCGCATTCAAAAGGCATATGAATATCTGCCATTGTGGTTGCAACAAGGTATTATTGTTTGGAATAAAAGAAATATTGAACTAGAAAATGGATCTAAGATTTTTGCGTATGCAACATCTGCTGCAGGTGTTCGAGGTGGTACATATAATTTAATTTTCTTAGATGAGTTTGCATTCGTGCCACATAACATGGCAACAGAATTTTTTACATCAACTTATCCAGTTATTTCTTCTGGTCAAACATCTAAAGTTATTATTGTATCTACACCTAATGGTTTGAATCTGTTCTATAAGATGTGGACAGATGCAATTGAAAAACGGTCAACATATAAACCAATTGAAGTTCATTGGTCAATGGTGCCAGGTCGTGATCAAAAATGGAAAGAAGAAACAATACGAAATACTTCAGAAGAACAGTTTAGGCAAGAATTTGAAGTAGAATTTATTGGGTCTTCAGCAACACTTGTTTCTGGATCAAAACTTAGATCACTGGCGTTTCATAATCCTCTTTCAACAGAAGAAGGACTCGACATATATGAAATGCCAGAAAAAGGAAGAATGTATATTTGCACAGTTGATTGCTCAGAGGGTGTTGGGCAAGACTATTCCACAATCAATGTACTTGATGTAACACAGCTTCCATATAAACAAGTCGCAAAATATAGAAATAATAAATTACCGTTGTTATTTTTTCCTACAATTATATACTCTTTGGCAAACAAATACAATGAAGCCTTTGTGTTAATTGAAACAAACAATGTTGGTCAACAAGTGGTTGATGTTTTACACTACGATTTAGAGTACGAAAATGTCTTTAAAATAGACCATCATCACATCAAAGGGCAGACTATTTCAGGTGGATTTAAAAAATCTGCAAATTTTGGTGTCAGAACAACAAAAACAGTTAAGAAGATTGGTTGCGCTAATCTTAAAACGCTCATTGAATCTGATAAATTAATTATTAATGATTTTGATACAATTGCCGAACTAAACACTTTCATTCGAGTTCGAGATTCTTACTCAGCTGAAGAAGGTAATAATGATGACTTAGTGATGGGATTGGTATTATTTGCCTGGTTATCAGCGCAAAGTTATTTTAGAGATTCTACAAATATAGACATTCGAAGAGTTTTGATTGAAGAGAATGGCTTAGACGCAGAAGAAAATTTAGTTCCTGTAGGAATTATTGATGATGGCAGAAAAGAAGAAGTCATTTTAGATGGAAATGACATTTGGACTGAAAGAGGATACACATCTTCTCATTTAAATTAAAACACAAGTTTAGAAAAAACTAAATAGACAATCGAATAAAAAAAGATTTGACCCGATAAACAAAAGGAGAAATCCATGGCATTTCAAATATCACCTGGGATAAATGTATCAGAAATTGATCTGACTACAGTT